GATTAAAGTCGATTATACTAGAGATAGTCTATTCGACGAGTTAGGTATTAAGAGATTAAAAGAAAGCTACATGAAAGAGGATGAAGTGTCTCCTCAGGAAAGGTTTGCCTATGTTTCCAAGACGTTCGGGACTAATGNAAAACATTCGCAAAGGTTGTATGAATATAGCAGTAGACATTGGTTGTCATATTCTACTCCTATTCTCAGCTTTGGGCGTAGTAAGCGTGGCCTTCCTATATCATGTTTTCTACCTTATCTACATGATAGTGCAGAAGGGTTGGTCGATTGTTTGGCCGAAGTAAACTGGTTGTCCATGATGGGCGGAGGAGTTGGAATTGGAATTGGCATTCGATCTTCAGATGATAAAAGCGTTGGGGTTATGCCTCATCTTCGTACTTATGACGCTAGTAGTTTGGCATACAGACAGGGGCGGACAAGGCGGGGGTCTTATGCTGCTTATCTTGATATATCTCATCCCGATATTCTTATCTTTTTAGAGATGAGAAAGCCAACGGGCGATCCCAATATGCGTTGTTTGAATTTGCATCACGGTATCAATATCACCGATGACTTTATGCACCTAATCGAGCGTGCTATGATTGATCCTGAGATGGATGATACTTGGGAATTGAAAGATCCACATAACGGCGAAGTCAAAGATAAAATATCAGCAAGAGAATTGTGGCAACGTATTTTAGATATGCGCATGCAAACGGGCGAGCCTTATTTACATTTTATTGACAGTAGCAATAGAGCTATGCCGGAGTTCCAAAAGAAGTTGGGACTGAGTATTAAACAATCTAATTTGTGCAGTGAAATTATTTTACCAACGGATAAAGATCGTACTGCGGTATGTTGCTTATCTTCTTTGAACTTGGAGTATTATGATGATTGGAAAGATGACAAACTTTTTCTTCGGGACGTTGCGGAGATGCTCGATAACGTCTTGCAGTATTTCATTGATAATGCTCCTGACAGCATATCGCGCGCACGATTTAGCGCTAGCCGCGAACGGTCTATTGGTATTGGTGCTCTCGGTTGGCATGCTCTTTTACAAAAGAACAACCTCCCGTGGGAATCAGCATCGGCAACCGGATTGAACCATAAGATATTTGGACACATTCGTAAGGAACTAGATAATGCTAACATTCAGTTGGGTAAAGAACGAGGTGAAGCACCTGATGCGACAGGTACTGGACGCCGCTTCTCTCATATGCTTGCTATTGCTCCAAACGCTTCTTCTTCTATTATTATGGGTAATACTTCCCCTTCTATTGAGCCGCTTCGTGCGAACGCATATAGACAAGATACTTTATCGGGATCAATGCTCAACAAAAATAAATGGTTGAATAGAGTTATTGAAAAACATCTTTCAGGCGAAGGTGATATAGTTAATCAAGATGATTACAATGAAATTTGGTCAAGCATTATTGCCAATGATGGTTCGGTGCAACACCTTACCTGGATGGATGATTGGACCAAAGATGTATTTAAAACATCTATGGAAATTGACCAGCGTTGGGTAGTACAACATTCTGCAGACAGACAGCAATATATAGATCAAGCACAATCTGTTAATCTATTCTTTAGACCAGATAGCAATATTAAATATATTCATGCGGTTCACTTTCAAGCATGGAAACAAGGCCTAAAGACATTGTACTATTGCCGTAGTGAAAAGATTGGTAAAGCAGATAAGATATCAAAGAAAATAGAGCGNCAAGTCATGGAAGAGATTGACTTGAAAGCATTAGCAACCGAAGACATTTGTTTAGCGTGTGAAGGATAAAAATGAAAAAAGTAATAAGATTTACAGCATCATGGTGCCAACCATGTAAAGCAATGGCCAGTATACTTGAAGAAGTTAATACTACTATGAATATTCCTATTGAAGTGGTGGACATTGATGTGCATCAAGAAGTTGCAATTGAATTTGGAATTAGAAGTGTACCTACACTTGTTAAGATAGATGAAAATGGCAATGTTGCTGGTAGACTANTAGGCGTTAGAGCAAAAAATTTAGTAGAAGAGTTCCTCAATGATTAAAAAAACAAAATCGAATCTTACAGATACCCGAGATTCATTTAAGCCATTTAATTATCCATGGGCATATGATGCATGGTTGAAGCATGAGCAATCACATTGGCTTCATACTGAAGTACCAATGGTAGAAGATGTTAAGGATTGGAAAAAGAAACTAACTGCTGAAGAAAAACAATTTCTCACACACATCTTTAGATTTTTTACTCAAGGTGATATTGATGTTGCAGGTGGGTATGTTAATAACTACTTACCATACTTTCCACAGCCTGAAGTGCGAATGATGTTATTGGGCTTTGCGGCGCGTGAAGCTCTGCATATTGCAGCATATTCCCATTTAATTGAGACATTAGGATTGCCTGAGACAATGTATAATGAGTTCTTGGCTTATGAAGAAATGAAAGCCAAGCATGATTATGTCTTGGATATATCACAACAGAACTCTACAAAAGAAAACACAGCAAAACATATTGCTATTTTCTCGGCATTTACAGAAGGTATGCAGTTGTTTAGTTCTTTTATTATGTTGTTGAATTTTCCTCGTCATGGTAAAATGAAGGGCATGGGACAAATTGTTACTTGGTCTATTGTGGATGAGACTCAGCATTGTGAGGCCATGATCAAATTATTCAGAACATATATACAAGAGAATCCCGAAATTTGGAACGATGAACTCAAAGGTGAATTGTATACAATTGCTGAGCAAATGGTCTTACTCGAAGAACGCTTTATTGATTTGGCATTTGCCATGGGTCCTATGGAAAATTTAAATGCTGCAGATGTCAAACAGTATATCCGTTATATTACTGATCGTCGCCTTATTAGTCTTGGTCTTAAGGGAATCATGAAGGTTAAAAAGAATCCGCTACCTTGGGTTGAAGAAATGATTAATGCACCTATTCACACTAACTTCTTTGAGAATAGAGCAACCGATTATGCTAAGGCAGCACATACAGGTAACTGGGAAGATGTTTGGGCAAAACAAAAATGAAAACTTTTAAAGAACTATTATCGGAGGCATCTAAAAACGGATGCCCTATAGCTACTCAAAATTTAGACATCAATGTTAAGAATAGACAAATAGCTATAGATAAACATCATTATGGACCAGCTAATCCAGATGAACCAGGAGACTACTGGAAAGTTTCTGCTAAGCAATGGGGTATTAGTGAAAAAACGGCCAAGACTATGCAATGTGCTAATTGCGCTGCGTTCAATATAACTGACGCAATGTATAAATGTATAGAAGGCGGCATGGGTAAAGAGGCATATGAAGCAGAGAAAACTAGAGAATCTGCAGATTTAGGATATTGCAATTTACTACATTTTAAATGTGCGGGTACTAGAAGTTGTGAACTGTGGATAACAGGCGGACCTATTATAAAATAAAATGAATAGTAATAATGAAATAAGTTTCACATTAAAACGCAGAGAAATTTGCGACAAGTGTGAACATCTTACTACTATCATTGGTGCTAAGGTGTGCGATAAATGTGGATGCTCTATATGGGCAAAGACTATGATACCTGGAGCAAAATGCCCTGAAGGAAAATGGGATGAAAATTGAATTAACCAATAATTCTTTTAACACAAATGGTTATTGGTCTAAACCCATTGATAAAATATTATACACACCCACACCGGAAGATGTGGAACTGTTTGACCAAAATGGTTATGATCTAACTGAATTGGAAAGACATTATGCTTATAGTAATAGGCAAAAAGATAAAAAACATAGACCACATCGTTCAGCATTAAAAGAAGATTGGTTTACACAATATCCTAAGATAGAAGGTGCAGTTCTAAACCATAGTTTGTTATTTGAACGAAAAGGGTATGAAGGTGAAGCATTAGCTGAACTAACATATTGGGCAAAACAATTACCTTTAGTGCATAAAGTTATATCATTACGTCCAAAATGGGGATTAGATTTCTCTATGGATTATGTTGATAGGCACGGCAATTGCTTTGAAGTATTACATTGGGAATATGATGGGTTTGATTGTGAAGAAGTGCAAGCCTGTAAATTGTTAGTACAAGCAGAGTTTGCAACTATAGATTGGGATAATGCTGCTAAAGAAATACTTAAGCATAAAGATGAATGGTATCATTTAGACTTTTTTGCTCAAAGTGATTGGAAATGTAAATACTTTGGTGTACCTAAGGAAAGATTTAAAATGGTGAGTTGGAAATGAGTAAATTTGATAATACGCATATGATTGTTGCTGAGGCGTATTCTACATTGTCATCGGCTAAACGATTAAAGGTTGGTGCTGTTGTTGAGAAAGATAACAGAATTATATCTATCGGTTATAACGGCACACCCAGGGGCTGGGATAATAATTGTGAGAATGAAGTATATGAAGAATCGCAATATATAATTGACGAAGGTGGTCCATGGCATACCATGGGAACATATAAGTATGAAACAAAGAAAGAAGTTATTCATGCTGAAATGAATGCTATTGGCAAGTTGGCACAATCAAATGAATCAGGTGCAGGGGCTACGATGTATATCACTCATGCACCTTGCTTTGAATGTGCTAAACTTATACATATAGCAGGGATTAAAAAAGTGTTTTATCGCAATCAATATAGAAGCGATGAAGGTATAGAATTTTTAAATAAGTGTAACATTGAAGTGGAGAAAATATGAGTGTAAACAAAAAAATTGGAATTACGTGTTCCACATTTGATCTGTTCCATGCAGGTCATGTGATTATGTTGGAAGAGGCAAAGCGTCAATGCGATTATCTAATTGCTGCGATTCAAATCGATCCCACAATAGATAGAAAATCTAAAAACAGACCTGTGCAGTCAATCATTGAGAGACAAATTCAGGTATCATCATGCAAGCATGTTGATGAGATTATAGTATATTCAACGGAGAAAGAGCTCGAGGANATCTTTATGGCATTGCCAATTGATGTAAGAATCTTAGGTGAAGAATATAAAGATACAGAATATACAGGCAANGACATTTGCTTGAAAAGAGGAATAGAATTGTATTTCAATAAACGAGATCATTTCTTTAGTTCATCTGACCTGCGTCAACGAGTGTTTGATGCAGAAACTAAAAAGAGAGGATTATCATGGCAAGAAAACAACACCACGAATGTGTCGAATGTGATGGCGTCTTCAAGATAAATTTTGATCTTGACGAAGACTATTATAAAGTAGAGTTTTGTCCATTCTGCGGAGCACATATGGATGCAGACCAACAGGATGAGTACGAAGACGAAGACTTGTCCTAAGTGCAGCACAGAGCATACCAAACCAGGTAAGTTCTGTTCTCGCGCCTGTGCCAATTCCAGACAATGGAATGCGGAACAAAAGAAAGTCTTTTCAGAAAAGCAAGCGGCATACATGGCACGCGAAGAATCTGAAGAGCATAGATATAAGAAATCTATACAAACCCAAATGCTGCAACGAGCCGGCATCATGGGAACCGGCGGATTAGCTGAAGACGCCGAAGATATAATGACAAATCCCGACGATTACTTCTTTGTTCCACCTAGGGATGATGGTGATAACTTTTCAGACGGAAACGACTATTGGGAAACCGTATAAATACTAATTTAATATTGGTATTTAGATGTGGCTATATAACGGAAACCCTTTAGAACTTATTCCAGACGACGCGTATGGTTACGTGTACTTGATTACCAATACTGCCACGAATCGCAAGTATATAGGTAAAAAGTTGTTTTGGTTTCGCAGAACAAAGGTAGTTAAGGGTAAGAAGAAAAGATTAAAGGTTGAGTCAGATTGGAGGGATTATTGGTCTTCATCTGATGAAGTTAAAGCTGATGTTGAAACGCATGGTGCGGATAAGTTTATACGAGAGATACTGCATATATGCCCAAACAAAGGTTTGTGCAATTATTTAGAAGCAAGAGAACAAATGGATAGACGAGTTTTAGAAACAGAAGATTATTACAACGGCCAAGTGCAATGCCGCGTACATAAAACTCATATCAAGAATTTAAAGGTATAAGATGCGATTATCGGGATTAGAGTTATTGGGCGGAATGCAAATTATTACTACTCCGCCTCCTCCGACTCCGCCAGGTCAAGCTCAATTTACTACTGCAGGCACATTCAGTTGGACTGCCCCACCTGGAGTATATAGCGTCGCAGTTGTGGCGGTTGGTGGCGGGGGTGGCGGGTGTCGTTCTTCAAGTACTGCAGCAAGTGTGACCAATGGCGGCAATAGTTATTTTATAAGCCAAGTAACAGTGGCAGGATTAGGCGGTGGTCGAGGCGGAGCTTATAGTGGCGCAGTGGGTACTCTGCGTGCCGGTTATGGTTTTGGTGGTGGTTATGTAGGTGACGGTGGTGGCAATGGTGGTAATAGCTATAATGGGTCAGGTACTGATTTTTATGGTGGCGGTGGCGCTGGCGGATATTCAGGAAACGGTGGCGATGCGGGTAAAGGTACGGCCGCACCTACTGCTACTATTGCAGGTGGCGATGGCCAAGGCGGTGGAGGTGGTGGAGGTGTTTGGGGACCTGGAGGCGGTGTTGGCATCTTAGGTCAAGGCACAAGCGGTATAGGGTCGCCACTTGGTTCAGTAAATGGTAGCGGTTTTGCTAGAGGCGGATCAGGTGGTGGTAATGGTGTACAATATCCAAATGGTTCGGGTACTAATGGCGGGATTGGCGGTTTCTATGGTGGTGGTGGCTCAGGCACCTATACTATCAATGGCGGCGGCGGTGGCCTTGGTTGGAAAAATAATATTGAAGTTGTGCCAGGTCAAAGTTATACTGTGGTAGTGGGTGCAGGTGGCGCAACAGATGGACCTAACTTCTCGGGCCCTGGTGGTACTGGAGCAGTAAGAATTATTTGGGGATCCGGTCGAGCATTCCCATCAACAAACACAGCAAACGTATAAGAAAGAATTAAAATGCAAATTACAAATGTTAACTTTGCTCTTGGTGGAATGAATGTGCAGACATGGGATCCTCCGGTTCCTGTACCAGAATTTTACTTGTGGTCATGGGGTAGAAATAGCTATGGCAGATTGGGTTTAGGTAATACTACAGATATATCTAGTCCAGTACAGGTTGGTGCTTTAGGTACATGGTCAACAGTTTTTGCTGGTAGCCAGCACACCATGGCAGTCAAAACAGATGGTACCTTGTGGTCATGGGGTTCAGGCGGAAACGGCCAATTAGGTTTAGGTAATACTACAGATATATCTAGTCCAGTACAGGTTGGTGCCCTAACAACTTGGTCAAGTATTGCTGGAGGCACTTATCATAGCATGGCTATTAAAACAGATGGCACCATGTGGTCATGGGGTAATGGTAGCAGCGGTAAATTAGGTCTAGGAAATACTACAAATATATCTAGTCCAGTACAGGTTGGTGCATTAACCACATGGTCAAAAATTGATGCAGGTTTTCAATACAGCATGGCCGTCAAAACAGATGGTACTATGTGGTCGTGGGGATATAATGCACAGGGACAACTGGGTCTAGGAAATACTACAAATATATCTAGTCCAGTACAGATTGGTGCTTTAACTACTTGGTTACGAATTTCTGCAGGTTATAATCACAGCTTGGCCATCAAAACCGATGGTACCATGTGGTCGTGGGGTATGAATCCACATGGGCAATTAGGATTAGGCAATCTAACATATAGATCTAGTCCTGTACAGGTTGGTGCCCTAACAACTTGGTTAACAATTGCTTCAGGTAGTTATCATAGCATGGCCATTAAAACAGATGGTACCATGTGGGGATTGGGTGGTCGCAATTCAAATGGGCAATTAGGATTAGGCAATACCACAAACTATTCAAGCCCAAAACAGGTTGGCGCATTAACTAATTGGTTAAATATTGCTTCAGGTAGTTATCACAACATGGCTATTAAAACAGATGGAACCATGTGGGCGTGGGGTAACAGCAGCTCCGGTCGATTAGGTATAGGTAATAGCGCAACTGTATATGTATCTAGTCCAGTACAGGTTGGCGCTTTAACAACTTGGTCAACGGTTGATGCAGGTGGTCAACACACCATGGCCATCAGTGATTAATATCATATGACAATACAACAACTACTTGAATGCATATTTTATGCGTGGATAATTTGGAATGCAATTGGCTTTATTAGAGCGGTAACTAATAAAGACATGCAACAATATAAAATGATTACTCCTCCCAGTGAACAGGAAAAGTATATAGAATGCCGAGTTGAGCATCACGGAGATCAAGTATACTTATGGACTCTGAACCCTGAAGCATTTTTAATTCAAGGCAAGTCTTTAGATGAGATACAAAAGGCATTGCTAAAGATAATGCCCAACACGACTCTGGTAATAACAGAATCAGATCGAGAGTTAGAAGGCCTAAACTCTGTGTAAGTTATAAAGTATCTGCACTGCGACAGCAGCTGTGGATACTGCCACGATTAAAACGTAATAAATTGTGTGTTTCATTTTTAATTATCCCAAGTGACATGATCCGCAACCGGAGATATCAGTTTCATTATTTGTTCGTATTCAAGTTTATTTTTATTCACATCATAACTGTAAGGTACTTTGATGCAAATGAGAATATAATGTTTCATTTTATTTGTGATGCGAATAGACATCTGTTCTAGTATTGTGTCAGCGGGCGTTCCGTGTGCCAATGCTTGCATGGCATAACCGAATTCAAATTGTCTGACTCTTTCAGACCATTGTTCAAATGTCTCTCCGTCTTTGATTTTCATTTAAATAATGACAAAGATGCGAGCTTCGATTCCAAATAAGCAATCTGTGTTACTATGGCATCGAATGATGCACAGGTGCTAGATGAACCTGGCACACCCACAGTATGTTGTAATAATACTTCAGCGTCAATTCGTAACTGTTCAATATCTGCGGTGTATCGTGCTGCGGTTGCATCGATGATTTGATTTCTAAAACTCATTATTTGTTCTTTCGTGTTTGATGTCGATATTCTCTTTTTATCCACCATTTATATTTTTCCCAATATTCTTGAATAGTTATTTGTTCTTCTTTGTGTAGGAATCTTTCTTCTAGATTTTCATGCCATAATCTAAAAACCCACAATCTAAATTTAGAATCTTTATACATAATCTTCATACATTATTTTAGCACCATCCTCACCCAATTCATTTACAAATATCTCATGAGTACGTTGCATCATAGCACATGCCATCATTAGTATATCTTCTCTATTATCGCACATCAAAATCTGTTGTTCTACAGGAGCCATTAATTCTTCCATGCGTTGTTTTGTTGTGTCGTTATTGTTCATACCAACTCCTCAAGAATGCCCAATAGTTCTGCAGTAATTAACAATAGACCGGCAATAACAAAATCACCCGTGATTAAGTATGCACCTGCTATAATTCGCATTCCACTTTTAATCAAACTGATATAAAAATGACCTTTACTTATGTCTTTTGGCTGAATATCCATGTAGAATCCCTATATTGTAGATAATATTACCTCGATTATATATTCTTTTTGATCTCCTGTCAAGCACTTTTTTAGCAGAAATTCGAATCTTTTTGACTAAAAACGCTTGACAAACTGTGCAAATGCACATATAATTATGACATGATGAAAAGTAAATTTGTGCAAATCAAAAGAACCCATAAAGCCAAAAGGGTCTTTGCTTGTGCAAATGTGCAAAAGCAATTATAATAGATATATAGCAAACAAAAACAGGAGTTAGTATGCGTGTAAAAGTAATTTTCAACAAAGCAAAGAATCGTTTCGAAGGTTTTGTTGATGGNAAAATGGTCTCAAGATCACGTCANGAATCTTATGTGCGCGACCAGATTGCTAAATTAGGTTTGCAAGTAGAACCAGTAAGCGGTACTGTAAATACCCAGCCCAAGGTTGACGAATTTGGTATCAACAAGCGTTTTGACTTTGTTGCACAAATGGTCTCAATGGTTGCTAAAAAGACTATCGCATCGGCAATTATCACAGGCCAAGGTGGCTTGGGTAAGACACATACTGTTTTGAAATCACTCAAAGCACAGAACTTGATTGACACNACAGACTTAGCACAGTTCGAAGAAGGTGCTCGCATTAATAGTGAAAAGAGTTTTCGCATTGTAAAAGGTTACAGTACTGCTAAAGGTCTGTATCGCACATTGTTCGAAGGCAATGGTCAAGTATTAGTATTTGATGACTGCGATAGCGTGCTCAAAGACCCAGTTGCTCTTAACTTGCTCAAGGGTGCACTTGACTCATACGGCGAACGCTGGATCAACTGGAATGCAGATATGAAAGATGACGATCTGCCCCGCAGTTTCAAGTTTACAGGTAGCATTGTGTTTATCTCGAACATGGATCTTGATCGTGTAGACCAAGCTGTTAAGAGTCGTGCAATGTGCGTTGACTTGAGCATGACACAAGCACAAAAGATTGAGCGCATGGAAGTGTTGATTGGCGATTCAGAGTTTATGCCAGAGTTTGCAACATCACATAAAGCTGACGCAATTGCATTCATCAAGACAATTGGCAACAGCATTGAGAACTTGAGTTTGCGTTCGTTAATCTCAACGACAAAGATTCGTGCAGAAGGTGGCGATTGGAAACAATTGGCTAAGTATGTATTGACACAAGGTGCTTAATATGACAGANCGAGATATGGGAAATTTAATGTTCTTATTGAAAGCAGACGATGAGACATTTAGACACTGGCTTGAAAATTGTAGTTTTGATGATATTGCATATGCAAATGAATTGATTACTGCATATAGAAAAGAGAAAATATATCTAGAAGAAGATGTCGATGATTTCTCTCTTGCTAAAGATGTTCTAAGTAAATTCACATTAGGTAATAAACTCAAGAATGGCTAGTCTAAAAGATCATTTTGAATCTATTAGATACTTTGGTAAATATCAATTAGGTGATAGAGTTACTGGAGTGTACAAAGGTGTTAGGTGGGTAGGCTCTGTGGGTAATGACAGGGTTATCAACGAACAACAAGGCCCCACAGTAACTATTCATCTTGATTTACCTTTCAAGATCGAAGACGAAATATACAAGCATATACTTATTGTCAAACCCAAAGATATTAAAAGATTAACCAATTATGACGTATAATAGAGAATTAGTATTAAACACTAAAGATTGTGTTTATCATCCTAAAGCCAAACGATTAACTATCTCTACAGAGAAAATAGCTGGCTCGATTATCTTTCCTAATACAGTATATGTCAAATCACATCATACTAATAATCAGATAACATTTAAACCTATTAAAGAAACTCATAATGATTTTGACCAAGATCAATGGGATGGTGAACAGCAAATATATGAACCAATATATACTGGAGTTAAAGTTAATGTTAAAACTCTGGTAATATATCGAGGTGAATAATCGGTTTGCATTATAACATCGTTCAAGTGTTCTGTCAAGCGTTTTATAGTACCCATACAAATTGCTCGGGAATGCTTGACAGGTTGTCCAAAATGTGCTATAATTGAGGCATAGTAAGAAGGAAATATATGAAATTAGTTATATCAACTCAAGTATACGAAAATTATGGTGCTCACGATTGGGATGGTACTGGCGAGTGTCCTCAATACTGGAAAGCCAAAGGCGGTAGCGATTACGCTATTAAGAACTTCAAAGGTGGCGATGAAGAGGCTGTCAAAGCAATCTTTTGTTTACGTCCAAAGATTGAGAGTGACGACGAGTTCTATCGTGAGTATATCCTAAGCTGGAACATTGTCGGCGACGACTATTTGACAGAGTTCGAGCAGTCACAGCTTGACTACGAAGGCAAGATTCGTTTCCCCGTCAAGGAGTTGGCATGGTAATGAATATTTTATTAGGAATGTGTATTGGTGTTTGTTTGGGTCTAGCAATACATCTTTTTTATATTGACTAAGGAATTATAATGCGTACAAAGACATTGGTTGACGGTTTAAAGAATTCACAAAAGATCCGAGTCATTATAGATGGCTTTGGAATCTATACTACGGTCGGAAATATATTCAATGTATATGCTCATCACAGCTTGAAGCAGGCAGCATGGGATGGGTTGTTGCGTTTGAGTAGCGATCGCTATTTTGCTGAAAGAGCAAACAAAGAATTACCAACGATGGTTAGCATAAAGAGTATGAATACTACTCAGATTGCTAAGCAAGTACAAATTGATTTGATTTAAGGAATAGATATGCCTAATTGGTGCAGTAATACAGTTCGCCTCACTCATGAAGACCCCGCTATGATTATTCGAGCGCGCGACGCTTTGACAAATGGTACATTCTTTAATGAGTTTGTTCCAGTACCGAAAGGATTATCCGAATCAATTGCATCGTCAGAAACAGACGAAAAATTGACAAAGTCAAACATCGAGAAGTTTGGTTACGCATCCTGGTATGATTTTTGCGTAAATGAATGGGGAACGAAATGGGATACAGAATGCCATAGCGTTGATACCTATGAAGAATACCCAGATACGCTTGAGGCAGTATTTGATACAGCATGGGCACCACCTGTTCCGTTTTATGAAAAGCTAGAACGTATGGGTTTTCAGGTTGAGGCAAAATACTATGAGTCCGGTATGTGCTTTGCTGGAATGTATTCTAATGGTTCAGACGATTACTANGAACTCGGCACAATGTCAGCAGAAGATGTNGAGCGCACTATTCCCGAAGAGCTAGATGCCGAGTTTGGTATCAGCGATAATATGTATCAGTATGAAAAAGATAATATCGAGGAGTGATTTGATATGGAAAAAGTAATTAGAGACGGCAGAGTTGCTGTACTGGTATCGCCGGGTTTCGGTGCAGGTTGGTCTACTTGGAATAGAGATGTGCCAGAATTGCTATTTGACCCAGCTATTGTTCAAATGGTTGGCGATGGTACAAGGCCTGATACAATTGAATTGTATTGCGAGGCCAAGTATCCCAATCAGTATTTTGGCGGAGCTAGCGATCTCACAGTAGTGTGGGTACCAGTCGGTACAGAATTTATAATAGATGAGTATGATGGTGCAGAATCTATCATATTCAAAGACCAAGAAAAATGGATAACAGCATGAATGAAAATATAAAAAGAATAATGGAAAAGGCAGACATGCCTATGTGGCAAGATGAGCCATGGGGACCTGGGCCAGGACATGTGGACTGGCAAGGAGTTGACAATAAATGCTTTGATGCCTTTTTGCATCACTTGATTAATGAAGCGGTAGGTGTCGTTGCCAATGCCAGCACATCATCTGCATTCACGACATTTGATCAGGCGGTTGTTGTATCTGCGCTGGCTAATGCACGCAAAGATATCAAGGATTACTTTGGTGTCAAGTAGTGCATTTTAACATCTTTTAAGTGTTTTGTCAATACCCCAGAAGTCTGAAGGGTTATTGCTTGTCCTTTTAGCCAAAATGTGCTATAATTAGGGCATGAGAAAGAAAAGATCAGACAGACGTCATATCGTTTACATGCTACAAAATGTAGCAAC